GAACACATTTTAAAGACTTTAAACCATCTTCAAGTTATAAGAATTTTCAAGCTACTTATAAAAAATTCCCAGGATTAACTACAATTAATGCTTCAAAAGGACCACCAATACCTTATATGGCAGCTAAGTTTAGATTGAAAAATAAAAAAACTGGTGAAACACGAGATGTTATAAAAGTAACCTCAGAATTAAAGGCTTCTTGGAAATAATATGAGCAAAAGTCTAGAAAAATTAGCAGATAAAATGATTAAACTGTCTCCAGAGGAGCAGCAAAAGCTACAATTAATCATAAAAGCTAAATTATTGCCAGAAATGGCTAAAAAACAACAGGGTTTATTACAACAACAGATAAATAACCCACAATTGGCACAAATGGGTCAGCGTCCAGGTGGACAAATGCCTATGCCGACTACAAGAGATGCTGCGATGAGAGGATTATTAAGATAGAAAGGAGAAAAATATGATAAATAAATTTTTACTGGGAGCTATGGTAGCAAGCCATGCCGTTGGTTCTCCTATTATCAAAGGAGCTAAATGGCTTGGTGGTAAAACACCAAAAAGTGTTGGTAAATTTGGAAAAAAATCTAAAAAGTTTTTTAAAAATGAATACAAAGAAATGAAATCTTTTGCTAAAACTCATCCTGAAATGTTTGTTGGATCTGCAGCAATAGGTGCTGCTACTGGATATGGTCTTAAAAAAGGCTATCAAGCAGTAACGGAAAAAAATAAAAAGAAAGGATAACCATGCCACAAGTAGGAAAGAAAAAGTTCGCATACACAAAAGCTGGTAAGAAAAAAGCTAAATCGTATGCTAAGAAAAAAGGAAAAAAAGTTAAATACTAATGGCTCGCTGGATACAGAAAGCCAGTAAGTCAATTAAACGTAGAGGTACAAAAGGGGTTTGTACTGGATCTAAGTTTGGTGGACCTACCTGTAGACCAGGAACAAAAAGATATAACTTAGCAAAAACATTTAAGAAAATGGCAAAAAGAAGGAAAAAATAATGGCAAAAAAAGATAAAGGTGATTTTATGAGTAGAGCTGGTAAAATTACTAAAAAAGGAATTAGGGAAAGTAAAAAATTTGCAATAGGTATTGGTAAAAAAACAACTGGCGAACAAAGATTCCTAGGTAAAACTTTGCCGAAGTCTTTATGGAAAGTAGCTAAGTGGGGTTTTAAACATCCTATATCAGCTACAGCATTAACATTTGTACCTGCAGCTATTAAAAAATTTGGACCCAAAAAAAGAATTCAAACAAGATCTAAATTTAGAACTATTACACAACCAAAACATGGTAGTTATGGTGGAAAATGGATAACATAATGGTTGAAGAAGATAAAACATACGAAAACGAAGTAGATAAAACTAAAGATGATACTAAATGTTGTGGCAATCATGGTGGTAAAAGACCAGGAGCTGGTAGACCTTTTGGTGCTAAAACTAAGAAGCTGTGGAAATCTATGGAAGAAATGGCAGTTAAATACCAACATTCTCCTTTAGATTATCTTTTATCTGTGTTAAACAATCCTGCTAGTGCACCTGAACGTAAAATGTACGCTGCTGAAAAAGCTGCACCTTATGTTCATCCACGACTTGCGAATACAACATCAAAAATAGGATCAGATGAACCAATCGAAATTAAAGTCCAATGGCAAAAAGAAAGTTAAGATAATTGAGGTTCCCTATAAACCTAGAATATATCAAAAAGAAGTTCACGATAATTTAAAAAGATTTAGTGTTTTAGTCTGTCATAGAAGATTTGGAAAAAGTGTACTTTCAATAAATGAATTAATTAAGACAGCAGCTGGTAAGCCTAGGAGTTTATGTGCATTCATAGCTCCCACATACAGACAAGGTAAATCTATTGCTTGGGAATATTTAAAATTTTATACTAGACCTCTAATGCACTGGGGTGGAAGTAGGAACGAGACTGAGTTAAGAATAGATCTATTTAATGGATCAAGAATTCAAATATTTGGTGCCGATAATCCTGACTCAATTCGAGGAATGGGATTTGATGGAGTCGTCTTAGACGAATATGCTATCATGTCTCCTAGAGTTTGGACAGAGATTATCAGACCTGCAGTTGCTGATAAATTAGGATGGGTTTTATTTATCGGTACTCCAATGGGTCATAATCAATTCTGGGAAGTTTATGATTATGCTCTAAGAGGTCATAAAGATTGGTATGGGAAACTATATAAATCTTCAGACACCAAAGTAATTCCAGATGAGGAACTGGAGCAGGCACGTTCTATCATGACACCTGAGCAGTTTGATCAAGAGTTTGAATGCTCTTTTACTGCAGCAGTGTCTGGGAGTTATTATGGTCGGCTAATAACAAAAGCTGATAATGATGGAAGAATCAGCTACGTGCCTGTAGATGAAAATGTAGGTGTGGAAACCTGGTGGGATTTGGGGATCGGAGACAGTACAGCTATTTGGTTTGCACAAAGAGTTGGAAAAGAGGTACACCTTATTGATTATTATGAAACATCAGGAGAATCATTAGCTCATTACGCAGATATATTACAAGAAAAAGATTATGCTTATTCCCATCATATTGCTCCTCACGATATAATGGCAAGAGAATTAGGAACTGGAAAATCTAGATTAGAAGTAGCAAACGAATTAGGAATAGATTTTGAAGTAGCTCCTAAATTAGAAGTAGATCATGGAATAGAATCTGTGAGAAACGCATTACCTGATTGTTGGTTTGATAGAGAAAAATGTAAAGTAGGATTAGACGCATTAAGACAATATCGAAAACAATGGGATGATAAGAACCAAGTGTTTAAGAATAAACCCTTACATGACTGGTGCTCACACGCATCTGACGCATTTAGATATGGTTGCGTTGCAGAACCAATAGACACAACGGAATGGGATAAACCAATTAAAATAGATACGAAATACGTAGTATGAAAAAATCAGAACAAGAAATATTATCAATACTAGCAAGAGAATTACATAGTGCATCAGGTTATATTGGTGGAGAGTTAGTATCGAGAAGAAAGAAATCATTAGAATATTATTTAGGAATGCCTCTTGGTAATGAACAAGAAGGGCGTTCTCAAGTTGTTTCTAATGATGTAATGGACACAGTAGAAAGTTTAATGCCATCTCTTATGAAGATATTTACTTCAGGAGATAATGTATTTGCTTGCGAAGGTGTTGGACCTGAAGATGATGAAATGGCTAGACAATGTTCTGACTATATTAATTATATCTTCTTGAAAGAGAACAATGGATTTACATCTTTATATACAGCATTTAAAGATGCACTTATCCAAAAGAATGGAATTTTAAAAATTTATTGGGATGATTCCCAAAAGACTGAAAGAGAAGAATATACAAGATTAACAGATGATGAGTTTGATGATTTAGTTTCAGATCCACAAGTAAAAGTTTCAAATCATTCCAAATATAAAGAATCAATCACAGATGATCGTGGTAAAGAAATAGATAAAATAGAATTACATGATGTGGTTATTCATAGAACAAAACTTTATGGACAAGTTCGTATAGAACCAGTTCCTCCTGAAGAATTCTTAATTGAAAGAAGATGTAAAGATATTAATTCAGCTAACTTTGTTTGTCATAGAACAAATAAAACTAAAACTGAATTAGTAGAAATGGGTTATGATCGAGACCTAGTCGAAGGTTTACCAACTGGAGATACAGATTATTTTACTGAAGATAAATTCACAAGACATCAAAATATAGATTTTTCACATGGTTTATCCGATGGCGATAAATCTACAAATGATGTTTTAGTCCATGAATGTTATATTAAAATGGATGTCAATGATGATGGTAAAGCAGAGTTATGTAAAATAACAGTAGCAGGTGATGCTAAAAAATTATTAGATGTAACAGAAGTAGATTCAATACCTTTTATATCTATGACACCTGTTATTATGCCTCACAGATTTCATGGTAGATCTATTGCAGAATTAGTAGAAGATATACAATTAATTAAATCTACTGTTATGAGACAAATGTTAGATAATATGTATCTAACAAATAATAACAGAGTTGCCATCCAAGATGGTCAAGTTGCTATGGATGATCTTCTTACAAATAGACCTGGTGGAATTGTAAGAACTAAGCAACCACCTTCTAATGTAATGATGCCTATTCAAGCACAACCAATTACAGAACAAGCAAGTGGTATGTTAGCATATCTAGATTCTGTTAAAGAAACTAGAACTGGTGTTAGTAAAACTTCACAAGGTTTAAATGCTGACTCATTAAATAATAAAACAGCAACTGGTATGAACCAGGTTTTAACTCAATCTCAAATGAGAATGGAGTTAATTGCAAGAATATTTGCAGAAACTGGTGTTAAAGATTTAGCTTTAAAAATATTCGAGTTGGTATGTAAGTACCAACAAAAAGAAAAGATCGTAAGAATTAGAGGTAAGTATATACCTATGAGACCTTACGAATGGAAAGACAGAGTTAATGTTACAGTCCATGTTGGATTGGGTACAGGATCAAAAGAACAACAATTAATTCTTATTAATGCTATATTAGAAAGACAAATGCAGGCTATAAACCTTCAACAGAATGTTCATGGTCCTATGGTTAATTTAAGAAATATATATAATTCTTTAAAGAAATTAGTTGAAAATGCAGGTCTAAATAGTATAGAACCTTTCTTTATGGATCCAGACGTAGGAGCAGCTCAAATGCCACAACTTCCACCTAAACCACCTACTGAGTTTGAAAAAGTTACTTTAGCACAGGTTCAAGGTGAAAACCAAAGAGCACAGTTAAAAGCTGAAACAGAAATTAAACGTATTGAAGCACAAATGAGACAAAATCTTTTAGACTTTGAATTAAAGATAAAAGAAATTGAACTTAAATATGGATCTAAAATTGATGAACTAGAATTGAAACGAAGATCTATGTTAGAACAAGAAGATTTAAAATCATCTGGTAATCTAATGAAAGAAATAGTAAAAGGTCAAGATCAATTCTTTAATACACAACAACAAATAAATGGACAAGAAGGAAAAGCAA